AAACAATGGTTGCCGTCGGAGGAATTGGCGTTGCCATTGGGAGTGCGTTGGTGGGAGTAATAGGCTTTTGGTCAAATATCAAAAGTCTTTTTGTAAAATAAAGGGAAGTGATTATGGAAAATACGGTTAAACTAGAATTTACGGTAGCAGAGATCAACTACATCCTTGACTGCATTGGCAACGGCTCGATTAAAGCTGGCAAGATTCTTTTTGATCGTATTGTTGCTGAAAGCCAAGAGCAACTGGCGCCAAGGGAAGCGCCTACAGAGGGCTAAATGGACCCATTTACTCTTATAGCCGCCGCAACAACTCTATATTCGTCGATCAAATCGGCAGTTGAAGCGGGACAAGATGTCATGGAGACTGCTGAGAAAGTCAGCAGTCTTTTTGCTAAGGTCGGGCAAATTGTTACAATTGCGTCATCCCCACGCAAAAGAAAGTTATTTCAGTCTCAAGCTGAATTTGAGGCCGAGGCTATCAAGATTTATACAGCCAAGACAAAAGCTTTGGAGATGCAACAGAACGTCAAAAACCTGTTCGTTGGTCAATATGGACCTGCGGCATGGGATGGTATCCAACGGCAAGTGATTGAAATGCGAAAAGATGCAGCACGTCAAGCGGCAGCGCACCTTAAAGAGCAAGAAGAAAACCGAAAGGACGCCATGATGATAGCCAGCATCGTGTTGTTTCTTGTTATCGGCATGGCAGGTATTGGTCTCACTCTTATGTTAACGGGGAAATAATATGGATATTCTTAAAGATTTTGGACCACTGATTGGTTCCGTTGCTCCTACAATTGCTTCTGCTCTGGGCGGTCCAGTGGCAGGTATGGCTGTTAAAGCCCTATCTGGTGCATTGCTTGGGCATGAAAACGGCACAGAAGAAGACATTCAGGTCGCACTGGCCAACCCAACGGGAGATCAGCTGGCTGCTCTTAAAAAGATTGATGCTGATTTTAAGGTCCAAATGAAATCTTTGGACATTGATCTTGAGCGTATTGCTGCGTCAGATCGTGATTCTGCCCGTCAAATGGCCATCCAAACTCACGATTGGACGCCTCGTATTCTGGCCCTTGTGGTAATCTGCGCTTGGGTATTCATCCAGTGGCATCTCCTGAATAGCACCATTGCGGCTGATATGCGTGAGCTTATTGCCCGTGTCCTTGGAACGCTCGATGCTGCTTTGACTTTAGTCTTATCTTATTATTTTGGTGCAGCGCACAAGCATGAGGATGCTCCAAAGTGAAAAGTAATTGGGAGCAGTGCTTTGCCCTAGTTTTAAAGAACGAGGGAGGCTACGTCGATAACCCAAAAGACCCCGGAGGCGCCACCAACTTAGGTTGCACCAAGAAGGTATGGGAAGAATGGGTAGGCCATCCGGTAACAAAGGATGACATTAAAGCCCTGAAACCCAATGATGTTATGCCTCTTTATAAGGCAAAATATTGGGATACTATCAAAGGTGACGATCTGCCTATAGGTGTGGATTATGCAGTCTTTGATCTTGCAATCAACTCGGGGCCGGGGAAAGCGGCAAAAACCCTTCAGTCGGCACTCGGTGTTAGTGCAGACGGAAGCATCGGCCCAGCCACAATTGCAGCTGCTAAAGCGTCAGACGCTGGTGAGATTGCTTCAAAAATCTGCGAAGCAAGATTAGCTTTCTTGCAAGGATTGCCCATTTGGAGTACTTTCGGAAGAGGCTGGCAACGTCGTGTCGCAGAGGTAGCCCAGACCACTGCAAATATGGTTGGATGAAATGACCTCTCAAACTGGAATGACCTTTAACGAGCTGCAAACCGACATCCAGAACTATCTGGAGCGCGGAGCCTCGGCTGCGGTCGATCCAATTGTTTACCAGCAGATTCCCCGACTTATTACGCTGGCCGAACGTCGCATCATTGCAGATCTCAAGATCGAAGGCTTTATTGTAGCCACAACCACTACGTTCCCGCAGGGCGTATCAGTTTATGCCAAGCCGGATCGCTGGAGAAACACAATCTCGATCAATATTGGAACGGGGGCAACCAATGCTACCCGAACCCCAGTGTTTCCCCGTAGCTATGAATATGTTCGAAACTATTGGCCGGATGAAGCTCAACAGGCTCAGCCTAAATTTTATGCAGATTACAATTACAACAACTGGTTAATTTGCCCCACTCCAGACCAAGATTACCCAGCTGAAATCCTTTACTATGAACTTCCGGCCCTCCTCAGTGACACGAACCAGACCAACTGGATTACGGAATACGCTCCGCAACTGGTCCTTTACGGAGCGTTGTTGGAGGCTACCCCGTTCCTCAAGAACGACGAGCGTATCCCAGTGTGGAAACAATTCTATTCCGAAGCCGTCAACGCTATCAACCAAGAAGATTTGAGACGCATCGTGGACCGCAGCACAACCAGAGCCGAGGCTTAATATGAGTTATACAAACGTATTCGGCGGGACCACAATTTACCCAAGCCAAGTATCGTACTTTGCTGTCGATCTAAACAGCCAAGACGTAGTTCTCCAATGGCCGCTTGAAACAGTACCATCCACGAACGTCGCTGCCAGCATTGTCGATGTAAATTGTACGGCATCTAGCCGGAGTGTGTTTCTCCCGGCAGCTAATTTGGCCTCTCAAGGCCAGACCATACTGTTTAACAACGTAGGCACCACTACGTTTACCGTCCGGGATACTGGCGGCAATACCATTATGACCGTAGACTCCGGTCTTCTTTGGCAGGTCTATGTAACGGACAACACAACAGCCAATGGTGCGTGGCAGGTTCTCCAGTATGGCGCTGGTGTCTCGTCGGCGACGGCTGGTTCGCTTGCTGGTTACGGCATTAAGGCTATTGCATCGACGCTTAACCAAGCCCAGTCTGTCACCTCATTTAATACGAGTTATACAACGGGGAATACAGATCGGTCGAAACTTCTTGTTTGGACGGGCGGCGTAGGTGCGCTTTACCTTCCGCTTGCCGCAACCGTTGGTAATGATTGGTTTATCAGCATCAGAAACCAAGGCACGGGTACGCTCACGATTGACCCCGCTGGCAGCGATCTTATCGACGGCAGCTTAACCAAAGATATTGCACCGACCAACTCATGCTTCATTGTCTGCGATGGAACAGGATATTACACCATTGGTTACGGCCAGAACGTCAATTTTGCGTTCAACTATACATCGATCGCGGTGGCTGGAACCGGAAACTACACCCTTTCAACGGCTGAGCAGAACAAGATTGCCTATCGCTTTACTGGCGCTTTGACGGGTAATCGGGTTATTATTGTTCCCCCAACCGTTCAACAATATTGGGTCGATAACTCCACAACTGGATCGTATTCCTTAACGGTCAAAACGGCAGCTGGCTCTGGCTATGCTGTCCCTCAAGGCTCACGCGCCATTTTATATTGCGATGGGACGAATGTCGTTAACGCAGCCACGGCTGGTGTCTCAACCCCAATATCGGTTGCCAACGGTGGTACAGGCGCAACGACAGCCGGTGCAGCCCTTATTAACCTCGGCGGTGGATCGACGGGTATCACGGTATTCCAGTCCTCTTCCCAAGCAACTGCAAGAACAGCTATTGGTGGGTCAACCATCGGACAGGCGCTTTTCACGTCGCTTGCCTCTATTGCTACATTTGGCGCCATCACAGGCGGCAGTCTTTATGTAAACAATAATTATCTTAACGTCCCCCTCACCGGAGGATCGGGCGCTGGCGCTCAGGCTAACATCACCGTATCAGGCGGAGCGGTTACCTCTGTAACGCTTACCAATGCTGGTCTTGGCTATGAAGTAGGTGAGTTTTTGTCTGCGTCAAACACATATCTTGGTGGGACAGGGGCTGGCTTCACCGTACAGATAGCGACCATTACGGCAGCATCTGCCCGAGTAACGCTTGATGTTTATTCGACCGCACAGTCAGACAGTAACGCATTAGCTTTTGCAGTGAGCCTTGGCTAATGGTAGCTCGTCCGCTTCACATTCAATCTAAACCCGGGATCAAACGCGATGGAACCGTGTTTGAAGGGGACTTCTATGTGGATGGACAGTGGGTTCGTTTCCAGCGTGGATTGCCCCGCAAAATGTGGGGTTATCGGCACGTTACCAATGGTTTCAGTGGCCTTTCTCGGGGTATGTACACCTACCCCCTGAATGGATTGCTTTACACCACATCTGGCAGCTCTGGGCTTCTCCAGTCCATGACCATTGATTCCAGTGGTATTGGATCGGCGGTATATGACCGGACGCCATCTGCGCTTGTTGCAAGCTCCAACAATATGTGGAGCCTTGACGCAATCTTTGATACGGCCACAGCTGGTACGGCCTTGATTGCTCATGCGGCAACCAACCTGAATGACATTGCCAGCTCAGCCAACTTCCAGATTTACGGTGGTGATATATCTGCCAACACGGCTTTGGCGCCGTTGGGAGGCACATCTCCATCTGTTTCCGGTGGAATTATGGCGTTGGCTCCATATCTGGTAGCCTATGGCAATAATGGATATGTGGCTTGGTCGGCGCCGGGCGATCCTACTGATTGGTCTACAGTATCGGGCGGTGGTGCAGCTTACGTCACGGCTCAGAAAATCGTTGCAGGTATTGTCACCCGTGGTGGCTCGACCAACTCCCCGTCCGCTCTCTTGTTCAGTTTGGACAGCGTGATTCGTATGTCCTTTATCGGCAGCACGGGAGCTGGTGTTAACCCTACGTTTTCTTTTGATACTTTGTCCGATATGTCCTCGATCCTGTCATCCCAATCTGTCATTGAGTATGACGGTATTTATTACTGGGTTGGATTGGACCGCTTTCTGTCTTATAATGGCGTGGTCAGAGAAGTTCCAAATAACCTTAATCTTAACTTCTTTTTCGACAACTTGAATTATGCTCAACGCCAGAAGGTGTTTGCTACCAAGGTTCCCCGTTTTGGTGAAATATGGTGGTGCTATCCCTCTGGAAGCTCAACGGAGTGTGATCGTGCTGTCATTTATAATGTTCGTGAACAAACTTGGTACGACACTGTTTTACCTAATGGTGGTCGGAGCAATGGCCAGTTTGCTAGGGTATTTCAGTACCCCCTAATGATGGGTGTAACAACGGATAATGCCGTCTCTACGCTTGGATCGCTTGTCGGCGGTTCAACTTACACCAACGGCACATATTATAATGTAGCCACAATCAACACGTCCAGCATTAATGGCTCGGGAGCGACATTCAATGTCACCGTATCTGGTAATGCTGTTACCAGCGTAACCCTTGTTTCTGGTGGGACGGGGTATTCGGTTGGGGATGTCTTGACAGTTTCCTCGGCCCTGATTGGTGGGACCGGGACAGGATTCACAATCAATGTTGCCTCTTTAACGGGTTACAGCCTTTGGCAACATGAGTATGGTGTCGATGAGTTGCGAGGATCAACCGTCAATCCAATCAATAGTTACTTCGAGACAGGCGACATTTCTGTAGCCGCAGCTGAGCAGTCCCAAAATAAGAGCCTAAGAATTACTCTTATTGAACCTGACTTTGTGCAATCCGGCCCAATGACTGTATCCATTACGGGACGGGCTAATGCTCGATCAGCTGAAGTCGTTTCTGAGGCAATGATGTACCCTGATGTGGGAAGCATTACGTCTCCTCCAGAGCAGGTCGTGTTCTTTAAAACCATCCGACGTGAGATGCGATTCAAGTTTCGTAGCAACGTGGTGGGTGGCAATTATCAAATGGGGCTTTGCTTGGCTCATGTTGAGCCAGCGGATGGCACATTGCTTGGAGCGGTGGCGTCGTGATAGCTGTTGACCCAAGAAACATGGAAGTAATGGAGTGGGCGGATAAAATGACGCCTATGCTCAATACTTATGGTGATGTGGGAAAATTAGACAAGCCTGAGAACTGGCAATATTGGGCAACGGGTGTTATTCTTATCAATCAACAATGGCAAAGCGTTGCGCCAATCCCATACCAGTATCAAGATTGGCGTGATTGGGCTGAGAGATTTCTACAGGTGATACCATGATGGCACAAAATCTCCGTCCAGTTTATCTCAACTTTACCCCTCCTCGTCAGTATGCCAAGGGTGGACTGGCAGCTAAGGCCGAGGAAGTGAAGTCGGCTGGCCGTGGTGGAGACACCATGCTTGTCCACGTTAACCCTATTGAGTTTAATTGGCTCCAAAAACATTTCGGAGGCGGAACAAATCCCAACACGGGGCTTCCTGAGTTTTCATTTTGGGATTACCTTCTTCCTGTTGCAGCCAATGTCATAGCTCCCGGTATTGGGGGCGCAATCGGTGATACAATTGGTAGCGTTACCGGAAACGCTCTTCCCTCGGGCTTGACCAGTGCGCTTGGTAGTGCTGTTACGGGTGCTGGTATTAATGCTTTGACGGGGAATGACATCGGAACAGGCGCTGTTATTGGTGGTCTTTCCCCTTCTGTGCTTGGCGCTCTTGGCCTCACTGGGGCAAATGGGGCATTAGCTGGCCTCAATATGTTCCCCGGTGCAACAAAGGCAGCTACCGCAGCGGCTACTCCAGCGGTAAGCCCTAATCTTTCCGGTTTTGGTGGTGGCAGCAGTTCTCCAGCTGGAGCTGCTTCAACAACATCCTCGCTTATGAAAGCGGCTCCATTGCTCTTGGCGGCAGCTGCTATCGGTGGTGCAACCAAATCAGACCAGCCGACCGTTCAAATGGCTGGCCAGACCAATGACCAGAACAAAAAGAAACTATCAGACGTTTCTTTTGACCGGACTCAAACCAATCCAGAAGTGAACACTCGATATGGATATGGTTCAGAAAAGCAGTTCTTCAAAGACAATCGACTTCCAACTGTGGCCGCAGCTCAAGGCACCTACGTCAAAGGCGGAGGAACAGGGACATCTGACAGCATCCCAGCCAAGCTATCGGACGGTGAATACGTCATGGACGCCCAGACTGTCTCAATGCTTGGGGACGGTTCATCAGATGCTGGCGCAAAGAAGCTCGATCAGATGAGAGAAGCTATTCGTAAACAAAAAGGCGGGGCTTTGTCGAAGGGCAAATTTGCTCCAAATGCCAAGGCTCCATTGTCGTATATTAGAGGATTAAAATAATGGGCGTTCTAGATTTCCTGTTCCAAGGTTCGCCGCCTCCATCGACGACGACCTACGGCACCTCGACCACGGGTATTCCGCAATTCATGTCGGACTACACGCAAGGTCTTTTGAGTAAGGCCAATGCGGTTGCCGCAGAACCCTATCAGTCATATGGTGGTCCTCGTCTGGCAGAGTTTACTCAGCCGCAAGAGCAAGCATTTGCTGGGACGGAGGCCATGCAGGGCCGATACCAGCCCAACATTAACAATGCTCTTAATCTTACGACAGAAGCTGGCCAAGTTAACCCACTTGGTACCGCCCAGTCTTATCTCAACACCGCAGCGCAATCTGCTCCGCAGGTTGTTGGTTCGTATATGAACCCATACAACGATGCAGTTGTTAATCGAATTGGACAGCTGGCTGGACGTAATCTTCGTGAAAACCTGATGCCAGCGATCAACTCCAACTTCATTCGTGCTGGTCAGTTTGGCTCTGCTCCAATGCAGACGGCGGTTGGTAATGCACTTCGCGATACACAGGAAAGTGCATTGGCTGCACAGGCAAATGCTCTCAACCAAGGCTACGGTCAGGCAATGACGGCAGCTCAGGCAGACCTTGCTCGTCAGGCTGGCCTCGGTCAGACAGCTGGAAACCTTGCAACTCAGGGCGCTCAAACACAGCTTGCAGCCGCCAACCAAATGGGCAATACGGCTCAGCTTGGCCAGACAATGGGCCTACGCGATCTATCGGCCTTGGAAGCAACGGGTCAAACGCAGCAGACACAGGGTCAGAAGAACCTCGATCTTGCTTATCAAGACTTCTTGTCTCAGCGTCAGTACCCAGCTCAGCAGCTCTCTATGATGAACTCGCTGATTCGTGGCTTGCCATATGGGACATCAACCGACACAAGCGCTACAGGCCCAGCAAGCACTTATCAACCATCGCCATTGTCGCAAATTGCTGGTGCTGCATCGCTTGGTAAAGCATTTAATCTCTTTGCTGAAGGCGGTGAAGTTGACACTGAAAAGGCAAAACGAAATCCAAATCGTCGGTCGTCACGCGGTCGCAAGAGGAAGTAATCATGGCTGATACACCAGACTATTTTGGAAATGCAATGGCTGCTAACGATCAGATGATCGGGGCATTGTCCAAAGCCAATGAGAATTACAAGCCACAAGGTATTTTTGCCAACGTCGATCCCATGATGCTTAACTTGGCAAAGGGTTTCTTGGCTCCGACGAAGACTGGTGGTTTTGGAGAAAGCCTGTCTAATGCGACTGGTGAAGTGGCTGGTCCCCTTGCCGCCATGAAACAAGCCCAATTAACCAACATGGAAAAGATTGCGGCGCTCAAGAACGCTCAGGCTCGCCTTGCAATGGAAGCTCCATACTATCAGGCCCGTGGTGAGTATTATGGATCAAGAGCCGACGCCCTTGGTTCCGGTGATATGAACGCACTCGATATTAAACGTACACAGCAAAATATCGATGGCTGGAACGCACAGTTACGCCGTGAAATGGGAAGCGACAATCCCGATCCGGTAGCGATTGATAGGCTTAAAGGTCTTATTAGATTCCATCAGGATAGGCTATCACAGGCTGCTGGCGTGGTTCCCGGATCAAGCTCAACGCCTCCAGCTCCGGCCCCAGCTCCAGAAACATCTTCTCCGGGGATTTTGGATACTCTTTCTAATTGGTGGAATGGAACCACACCAAAAGCAGGTCAGCCAGAAGCCCCAGCGCAACCAGCCGCTCCAGCCGCACCAAAGCAAAAGCCAGCGCAGCAGCCTGATGACAAAGAACAACCTGCCACACCTACGGTTGGTTCAACGAAACAGGTAAAAATTGGAAAAGATAACCTAACAGCTACTTATGCGCCCGACGGAAAGTGGTATGTTGTCAAGGATGGGAAACACTATCCGGTGGTTGAATAATGGCTAAACTTGGTGCAGCTGTAGATTATGACCCCTTCAAATCACAACCAACAGCAGAAGCCAA